AAAAAAGCTGGTGACCACATTGAAGTAGGTGGTAAGAAAATCAAGCTAAAGTCTAATCCAAAGAAAATGTCTGACCTAACTGACTCAGACTTTGCAAAGATTGATGCACTTGCACAGAAAATAGATGAATTGGCTCCATTAGCCCCATTAGCGGGTGCGGCGGCAAGAGCCGTTGGTGGCAAAGTTCTTAAGAAAGCGATTAAGGCAAGTCCAATGGGAAAGTTTGCCAGTGCAATGACAGGCGGAAATAAAGAATAATTTCAAAATAACTATTGACTTTCGCAGTCACTTAATGTATTATTAAAGAGTGTTTCAGAAATGGGACACTCTTTTTTAACCTAAGGAGGTGACTATATGTCAATCGATACATTAAGTACAGAAGACAAAGCTAAGTTAAAGCAACTAGTAGATGAGGGATGCTCAGTACTACAAGAAGTTGACGACCTAAAAGGTGGTCTACGTGATACAGTTAAAGCAATCGCTGATGAGTTTGATATCAAACCAGGTGTTCTAAATAAAGCGATTAGCCTAGCACATAAGGCAAAACTAACAGAAGCAAAACAAGACTTTGCTGATGTTGAGGAAGTGTTAGAGACTGTAGGACGTACCCTATAAATGAGTTATGTAGACGCCTATTACAACCGAGATAAAGACATTGTTCAAGTTATAGAACGTGTCAATGGAAAGCGTGTCTATAATGATTTCCCTGCATGGCGTACTTTTTATGTCAAGGATCCTAGAGGACAACACACTAGTATTCATGGCGATAAAGTACGTGAGATTAAATGTAAACGACTAAAAGATTTACATAAAGAGCGAAGAATAAACGCAGGTAAATCTCTATACGAAAGCGATATCAAACCAGAAGTAAGATGTTTAAGTGAGAACTACAACGGTGTAGACTCTCCAAAGCTACATGTTGCGTTCTTTGATATCGAGGTAGACTTTGATGCAGATAAGGGATTTGCTCCTCCAGAGGATCCCTTTATGCCTATTACTGCAATCACAGTTTATTTGCAGTGGCTAGATAAACTAGTCACGTTTGCTATCCCTCCTAAGCATATGCAAGAGGGAGAAGGACTGGAAGAAGCAGAACGTATCTGTAAACAATTTGATGATACATTTTTATATCTTGATGAAGTAGATATGTTAAATGATTTCATTGCATTGATTGATGATGCAGATGTTTTATCAGGCTGGAACTCAGAAGGTTTTGATATCCCATACACAGTTAGACGTATTACACGTATGATGAGTAAATCACATACACGTAAATTGTGTCTATGGGATTTGCTTCCACATGAAAGACGAATAGTCAAGTATGGCAAAGAACAAATTACGTATGACTTGTCAGGTCGTATTCACTTAGACTATCTGGAACTTTATCGTAAGTATACATATCATGAAATGCATTCATATTCACTTGATGCTATTGGTGAGTATGAACTTGGTGAAAACAAAGTTCCATATGATGGTACACTTGACCAATTATACAACAGAGATTTTTTCAAGTACATTGAATATAACAGACAAGACGTTGCACTTCTTGGCAACTTAGATAAAAAATTACAATTCATTGACTTAGCAAATGAGATTGCACACGACAACACAGTTAATATCAAAACAACTATGGGTGCGGTTGCAGTTACAGAACAAGCAATTATCAATGAAGCACATCGTAGAGATATGGTTGTGCCTGACAGAAAAGCCAAAGATTGGGGAGAAGATGATATCGAACCAACTGATGCAGAACTAGAAGAAGCAGAGAAACAAAAAGCCGCAGGTGCTTTTGTGGCAAATCCAAAGACAGGTATTCAACGATGGGTATCAGGTATTGATATCAACTCACTTTATCCTTCAATCATTCGTGCATTGAACATGAGTCCAGAAACTATTGTTGCACAACTAGAACCAACTCTAACAGAAAAGATGATTGGTGATAGAATTGCACATGGTAGACGAAATGGCAGTAAAGGTTTTGGTGCGGCTCAGGCGTGGGAAGATACGTTTAGTGCAGAAGAATTTAGACTAGTAAACGAGAAAGATAAAACAGAAAAGATTAATCTCAAATTAGAGACAGGCGAAGTTGCAGATATGACTGGTGCAGAAATACACAATCTTATCTTTCATAGCGACTTACAATGGGCTATCACTGCCAATGGTACTGTTCTTAAACAAGATATACAAGGTATCATTCCTAGTTTATTAGAACGTTGGTATGCTGAACGTAAAATACTACAAGCAAATAAGAAGAAAGCTATTGAAGAAGGCGACAAAGAAAAGATTGCATTCTGGGATAAACGACAACTTGTTAAAAAGATTAACTTGAATTCATTGTATGGTGCGATTCTAAATCCTGGATGTCGTTTCTATGATAAACGTATTGGTCAGAGTACAACTCTATCAGGTCGTTGTATCACAAGACATATGGGTGCAAAAACTAATGAAGTAATCGCTGGCGAATATGACTATAAAGGTCCATCTATTATCTATGGTGATACAGATAGTATCTATTATTCTATGTATCCTGTCTATAAAGAAGACATTGATGCAGGTAAAATTGAATGGTCTAAAGAAAAAGTTATCGAATTGTATGATGAGATTGCAAATCAAGTCAATGCAAGTTTCCCTGATTTTATGAAAGAGTTTTTCAATGCTCCTCGTAAGCAAGGTGAAATCATTGCGGCAGGTCGTGAGAACTGTGCAACTATGGGTATCTTCATTAAAAAGAAAAGATATGCAATGCTTATCTTTGATGATGAAGGTGTAAGAAAAGATGTAGATGGCAAACCTGGTAAGGTTAAAGCCATGGGTCTTGACTTGAAGCGAAGTGATACTCCTGATTACATGCAAAACTTTTTGGGTGATGTTCTTGTTAAAATTCTAACAGATGGCACAGAACAAGATGTAATAGAAATGGTTAAAGAGTTTAAGAAAGAATTCAGAGCAAAGCCTGGTTGGGAGAAAGGTACTCCTAAACGTGTTAACAATCTTACTATGTATAAGAATAAAGTACTAAAGATTGCAAAACAACAAGGTAGAGACTTCAAACTAGAAGGCGAAGAAAATAAGAAAGATAAAGTACATCTTCCTGGTCATGTAAGTGCGGCTCTAAACTGGAATACTCTACGTGAATTACATGGAGACAAATATTCTATTGAAATTGTTGATGGTATGAAAACTATTGTTTGTAAACTAAAACCTAATGCATTGAAAATGACAAGTGTTGCATATCCAATCGATGAGAAACGTATACCCGACTGGTTTCAAGAACTTCCTTTTGATGATGAGTTAATGGAATCAACAATCATTGATAAGAAACTAGACAATCTTATTGGTGTTCTTAAATGGGACTTAAGTGATGCTGATGCATCTGAACAATTTACAAATCTATTTGAGTTTTAAATGTGTAGAGTAGGAATATTAGGGTCTAGTTATAGTGTGGGATCACACCATAACAATGAGACTGGAGAAAATGATTTAGCATTGCCATTTGAGACATGGCTAGAAAAATACACAACTAACATGAAGTTTTTTAATTCAGCATGTTCTAGCAAAGGTACTGAACTTTACCTAAATAAGATTGTGTATTTGAAAGAAAAGTATAACGTAGATGCAATACTAATGGAACTAGTTAACAATAGGTCTATGTTAAACTTTAAATGTCTACCAGAAAAGTATGGAAGAATAGAAACCGATACGGATATGGCAAAAATGGAACATGATGTATATGAGAATTCTGCGTCTGCTTATTGGTATTTGAGGTCATTAACACAAGATATGGAACCAAATACTTTTGCTAAATCTAATAAAGATTTTGATACTTGGAAAGAAACTCAGTGGAATATAGCATCTACACACAACGCAATGGAGTTTTGGGGTATGTTGGATATCTATCAGGCTATTAAACTTTGTAAGATGTTGGATATTGAAGTAATTACTTGGCAAAAATCTTGGGAGTTTTTTAAAGTTTCTGCATTTGATTCTATGAAACAGAAATCGTTATACATTGATTTTAATGGAATGAATGCACATGACTATTATGTAAACAAGTATGGAAAAGATAAAATTCTATGTG